ATATGTCAAATTTGACATATCGCCCGCATCCCATGTTCCTAGCGATGTATTGTAATCGTTTTCGATTTCGATAGTTATTTGAGCTTCGCCCTCTGGCTGAGGATCAACTGGAGGATCGGGGATTTCGGGATCGGGATAAACTGTACTTGCCATTAACTGTTCCACCTTTGGAATATGCGGTTGCCATTTGAGATAGATATTATCCCATCCGTTGCCGCCCAAATACCATAGTGCCGCCCCAAGAACATTGGGATACTGAGCATAGACAGCGCAAGATTTAAAAAGAAATTCTTCTATTTGAGGCCATGAATCTGGAATGTCATTATATGCAAAACCAAATTCGGTTATAACAATGGGGGGATATGGAATATTATTTGCATCACAAGCCAAATGAATAAATTCAAATCGGCCTATTAACCACGGATAAACGCTTTCAAATGACTCCATGCCGAAGTTGTATTCATGGACACTAATTCCAGCCTTGCCGGGATTATCCGCGCAATAATTCAGGTATTTCACAATTCCATCAGTAAACCAATGAGAAGGTTCTGGTTCACCACCAGACCATCCAAACGACAAAATCTTGTAACCATCTAAATTGGCAAGGATGGCTATTTCATACGAAAAATAACCAAGCCAATCTGCCTTGTTTTTATCTGGCTCATTGATTACCTCAATCCATGTGATTGATTTGTCCAGTTCAGGCGGTATTTGCGTTTTGATTTTTGCCCAATGAAGGTCTGCTGCTGCTTTGGGGGATAAGTTATAATTAGGCGTATCATACGAATAATCGGACGTATTTGACCTGCGCCAAACACACACATGAGGAACTATGCTTGTTTTTGCTATTTGCTGTAAATCAAAAACACCTGACATTGTATCCGCGCCCTTTGCAACAGCCGCGATGCCAAGTGTATTAAGATTACTCCAAAATGATTGAGGCACACCGATTCCAGTTGGTCCGGTGTGCCATCCTAATTTCATCTTTGCCATTATAGCTCGAACGTTTTAAGTTCTTTTAGAGTTCCTTCGATCAAAGCGTCAAGCTGAGAGTCAGTAATTGGCAAACCAATTGTGTCAACGAAATAGCGAAGATGTAACATTACGAAATCTTTCTTCTGTTCATCAGTGACCAATTCCGCTTTTTGAGCAGCAGCCTTAATCAATGTAGCAGCCCAATCTTTCGCAGCAGCCCATTTTGCTTCACCAATACGATTAACAGCTTCCAATTCCAACTTTTGCAACAGACCCTTTGCGACGGTTGCGAGTACAGGAATAGCAGCCAAAAGAACCAAAACCAGCGCAGACACCAGCGCTTCGATAACACCACTCCAATCAATCTCCATAATCTTCTCCTTAAGCGGTTAAAATACTATACAAAACATAGCCACCAATCAGTAAAAGAATAATAACAACTGAGGCAGCGATCACTTTGAGATAAATCAAATCTCTGTAAGGCATGGTACTATTGTACTATAGACATATAGATAAAGCAATAAGAGAAAAAAAAAATCTCATGCTAATAACATGAGATTTTGATAAATATAGGGTGATCAATTGTTCTACATTGATGCCGCAAACTCGCGGTACTTTAGTGTCCAATCGTAAGTTGGGGAAAATATGTTTTTAATTCCCTTTGCTAATTTCGGTTCATAAGTTTCTAACAAGTCCATTTCGTCAGTAAACTTTAGGCCAAACGGACACGCTGCACAACCAGTTCGTTCCAATCCATACACCGTATAGCAATCGGAGTGACGAACTTCGTATTTCTCGTCATACCACGCTTTCATTTCATTATTCCAAAAAAACATCGGAAAGTACATGGAGTAGGTGTATGTTTTTTTAGGAAGATAGCAAGCCTTATACGCTCCAGCGCGAGAACCGCCTTCGCTTTTGCGAATCCCTAAGATCATAAGATCAACATTATGTTCTTTTGAATAGTGCTTGATGGGGAGCTTCTTTGCCCCCTCGCAACACTTATCCGATACTTTGAAGGGTAGTCCATGCTCCATCAGAAACTCTTTTAACCCTTTGTTATACATAATATTAAACCGGCTACCCTCACCCCAATCATTGCACCACCATCTTAGGGCGACTTTGCTGCTAGGGTATTTTTTGTATAATGTTTCAAAATCAAGTGGTCCATCTTTCTGGAAATCAAAACCATGCTTCTGCAAGCGATACAAGTAATCAGATACGCGCTTGCTTACAAACGGATGACCGTATTGCTTATTTGAAGTTGGAACAGGTCTAACAGCCTTCACAACGTCAATATCGTATCCCTGGCTTCTCATCCATTCAACATGATCTTTTGTCGCCTGATATTCAATACCAGTATCGTACAAAACTCCTTTTACGTTATATCCGTTACGACGCAAAATATGCATAACGGTGTCGCTGTCTGACCCTCCAGAATATGCAACACGAATAATATTGTGCTTCGCCATTATACTGTGAAGTTTTGATTCTGTCTCTTTTAACATAAATTCAAATTCATTCATTCTATACGCTCTCCTTTGTTACATCGGCACAAAAATGGGCAATTTGCCATTATCCAAAACAACACCGCAGCCAAGAGTGATTTCGCCAGAAAATTGACGGCCATACGCCATACTGTAAGACGAACTATCAATTCCACAACCGACATTCAGCCCGAACCAACTTTTCTTATGATTTGATAGCCATTGAGTTCCCGGCGTGATATGCGTGTGCCCTTGGACAATTGAACTCCCCATCTTTACTGCTCTGTTGTAAGCTGCATGAGTTCCGCCTGCTACGCCGTGTTCGTAAATCACATCGTTGGACACGAACGACATTGCCACTCGCCATCCGTCTGGCATATCCCAAATTTCTTCCATTGAACGGATATATTCTCTTGGCAATCCTGTTTTAAACGCCTGGCGATAAATTCTGTCATCATGATTCCCAACGCACACATATGCATCAGGAAACAGCGTGTACCATTTTTGCAGCGCTTTACGGGCTTCTTTTGCTTCAAGTCCAGCGCTCATACCATCAGGATCGGAGTCCCAAAACGAAATAGCATGTTGGTCAACGAAATCGCCAATCATCACAACCGTATCGCAGTTGAATCGTTTTCCAACAGAATGACAGAATTCAGCATACCCGCTCGCAGAAAACGGTTCATGCTGATCGCCAACGATTAGCACATTGGTTGATTCAAATGGAACAAATGTTTCATAGTTATTCGATTTTCTTATTGGTTTTTGGGTTCTGGTTGTGGCGACGACTTCTGCAATCATCCGGTTCTTTTTCTTCTGCGCTTTAGTATGTCTCTGGTACTTTTTGCGAACAGCATTGCTTGAATAATCAGTTCCAAACTCATTGTTAATATCTAGAGCAATGCGCTCCCAAAATGAGTTGTATCCATTGTACTTATTGTATAGTTGACTAATACGTTGGTTAATCTGCATAGTATCTCCTGATTGATTTTTTTAACTGATTTCATCCTCACAACCCATCGCACCTTCGTCGAGGGCGACTTGTAACGTTTTCCATGTTGCCTCCGTAAGCGAGGCACGATCAATCCACGCGGCTTTAGCCACCGCCCGTAGTAGCTCCTCGCGCCGCTTAAACTCGGAAAGCCGGGCTTCGAGATCAGCCCGTTCTTGTCGCCATTGCTCCACTTCTTGCGGGGTTGGCGCTGTGCGAAAGTCAGCGTTTAGAACATCATCCATTGTTCGATTGTCGCTTGTCGTTTTCATTCCGTCATCATCCCGGCCGCTAGTTCTGTGTACTGTGCCGCTTGGACAAGTATCTCATCTGCCATTCTGCACATTGATGCGTGAAAATTCTTAGGGTCAAAGTGGTTGTCAAAATACCCCTCTTCCCAATTTGCATCATTCCACTTCGGTATAAAATTTAGGTCGATTCGTGTACCGTTACAAGCCCATTCAATAACCAGCGCCAGCAGCGCCATGTTGGCGGGGTCGTAGAGGTTCGGGTATTGCCCAGCCCAACCGATGACATCACCATCAAGGCTTTGCCAGGGAAATATATCATTATCAGATTCGTCTAGAACATGCGCCGGGAATCCTTTGGGCGTATCCTCTAGTTTCCACCCGCACAGCCGCGCCAGCATGACGCTCTTTTCCTGGTCGCTTATCTCGCTACCTCTTAATGCTTTACTGCTCATTCCATTATTCCCCTTTGTCATGTTTCGTGTAAAAACTTTTGTTATTTTAACATAACATGTCAACATAACAAAATGGTATGAATGTACTATGGATTGCAATTGACAATTTCAAATGGAGTATAGAACCCTGTAGCGGATTTTGTTTCCTGTTCTGTGGATAAAGCATATATATACTCACCAGGGAGTAACCCGCTTGTGTCAACAAAAATTGGGTAGTTGAAATAAGTGGTGTTATCCACCAATCCAGACACGGCAATATCAGGTGGAGGGAATATTTTAGCGAAGTTCAGTGTGTCTGCATGATAAATCGTTTCGGCATAAGTGCTAATTGCCCATCCGCCACGATTTATTCCTTTTACATTAATAATAAGTGGTTCATCAATACAAACAATATCGCTAACCGGTGACATCTGATCGTCTAATGTATTGACAAAAACAAACGATGGGTCTTTGGATAAAACACGAATGGTTATCAGCAAGTTAGCTACGCCAGCTAACAGCAACAATATCAGTACAGATAGCAGTTTCCAGTTTCCCTTCCAAAAATTAATCATGGGGTTGACAACAAAAAATTAATTATCACTTGCAACAACGTAATAATGGTTAATACACCACCAGCAATGGTGATAAGACGTTTTAATTTATCAAACGATTCTGTACTTGATTTACTTAATGCATCTGCAACAATCGCTCTCTCTCTTGATTCCCGATCTGCTCGTTCTAGCAATGCCTCTATTGCCTCTTGGTTGCTGCTGGCTGTCTTTTGCATGTCAAGCATGAGAGTAATCAGCCCTTTTTGGAAATTCCCAGCCAAGCCGGACGTTCCAAATATGACTCCCCGTATCTCTGCCTGTTCTCTGGAGAGAGTGCCAAAATCGAGTGATAATTGCTTCAAAACTAGCTCCGATGACATTTGCGATTCTGAAAGTTTATTGACTGCACTCTCCAGCTTCCTTAGTTGCTCATCAGATTTCATTTCGTCATTGTTTTTATTAGTTGTCATAATCAAAAAAAACAACCCCTGCAATAGCAAAGCAACAAGCGAGCTACTACAGGGGTTGTTAGCTACTATGATTAGATTTTTAAACCTACGCTACATTGTTCCCGTAAGCTGTGCCAGGAATACCGTTTCTTAGAACAAATTTTGCAAGACCATTGTTTGCATCATTGATAGTTCGATAATCTCCCGATAGAGAGAAAATACCATCGTCGTCGCTACTATCAATCGACTCAAGATACGTCTGAGTCAACGATGCGATTAGTTGCTGGTTCTGACTAGAAGTCAGTTTCCAGGGCGATGTCCAAGTGTTCACCATTGTCATTGAACTTGCCCCAGCCCAATCGTTGTATTCTTCTTCGGAATCAACCAGCATATCAAAACTACCAGTAACTTCTTGACCCAGATAAACTCGCCCCTGCGGATTCTGAGTACCGGCAGCAGTCATGTAATTACGGTTTCCGGCATTGATAGCCATCGTGAAATTGGTGGCTTTGTACCAATTTACACCATTTTTAGTTATTTTTTGCGTCCAGGCAGGCCATACCTTCATCGCAGACGTTGCGGCAAGGGAACCAGCATTGCATGTCGCAGTCGGGTCGCCAACAAAGTTCACTTCACCCATGAACAATCCGTCTTCTTGCGATGCCGGATTGGTGAAAGTTAATTCGGTGACAACCATGCCCAAGTGCATTTTAGATTTAGATGCAGCACCAGCAGTCGGGTCGCCATATCGCTCGATACTAAAAGATGGGTTAGACGTGTTGTTGAAGGTGAATACATGCTCCCAGTATTGAATACCAGTCACGTCAACTGTTCCACCGCCATGAGAGCCGCTAATGCTGATTGAACTTGCACCGATTGCACTAAACGATTGACGAGAGTAGAACGATCCTGCACTTGCAAATGAAATTACTTCACTGGCTGGATTACCATGAGAGTCGATGCCGCTGATACTGATCGTTCCACCGGCAGACGCGCCCTTAATGTCGAATCTCAAAATCGCCCCACCATCAGACGGCTGATTGGTCAGAACCAAAAGTTTTTCTGTCCCACCAACAACCGGCTCTGCGGCAAGTAGACTAAAATTAGTTCCATCTACGCGATTCGTGGACAGACCGCCAAGTGCGCCGTACAGCATTGCGCCCAAAAAGTCTTCGGTTATCGGGAATCCAAACCCACCTTCTGACCATGTACGACCAACCACAGGTGCGCGATTGTTCAATGCGCGTAACCCCGCCTGACCAGCAGGAAAGATAATTGCCTTTTCATCCTGCAAAGACGGAAACCCATCTGTGGTGATGTCAAACCACCTACCACCTTGCCACCAGCCGGGATTCGTACTGGCATTTGGTGCAACGCTCAAGGTGTCTTCAATTGCTACTTTTAATCCCGTCTTAAACGATGCTACAGGATTTGGCATTTTCTCGCCTCCAAAATTGTCTATTTGTCAATAGTACTATTGTACCATAGCGGTTTACATAAATCAATTAGGCAATTAAGCAGTTTCTTTGAATTGCCACTGACAAATGATTCCCACATACGGGGTTGAATTATAAGTTAATAAATTTCCACCAGCGCCATATCTAAGGCTAACTAATGGTGCTTTTTGTAAACCAAGTGACAGTAAATCCTCATACACCGCTTGTTCCTGAAACTTGGCACGAATTTTTTGCATAAACGGGATTGCGTCATTTTCGATATAACGCAACGTCCCACCTTTGTCCATTCTGCTAATTACAAATAAAAGTCCAGTTATATTAAATGTATTCGTCCACACGTTGAAATGTGCTTTTGATTCGTGTGTGCTTTCTGCTGGAAAAAACACAAATGCTGGCAGATTGGCTGGGGTCAATCCATCTGGATTTTGAGCGAACCCGTATGCCATTCTAACGCCATCTATCGTTCTCGCATGTGTGGCTAATTTGTTTATGATTTGTTCTTCTGTTACTCTATTAGCCATTAGAATGCCGTTTTAATTCGCCCTCGTTGGAATCGTTTCAGCTTATCTTGCACATCCAAAGGCCACGTAAAAGGCATTTCGATTGTGCCAAACTGAGGTGTTACCAATTTGGAATAAATGGGATTTTGCGCTTGTTCATACTGCCATTGCGCTAGTCTTACTGTAGCAAACTTAATCTCTGGTTCGACACCCCAAACATACACAGGTGTATCAGATGCATGGTCATGTGCTACTGTGCCGTTTATGCCACGAATCAATTCAACCAGCGATCCGCCATCGAAAGACTTTGTGTAAACAAATTCTTCTGATGCACCAGAACCGATTTTCCATAATTGATTAGATTCATACCGAGGCGATAACCCAATTTCGTTTTCACCAGAACTAGCCGAAACACTTGCGGTGGTAATGGCACTTGCTAAACTTGCTGTTAAAGTTCCGTTACTGTATATCCAGGCATAATCATAGTCTTCATGATAGCCAAGTAGCAAATCTGCATGAATTGCTTGTTGAGTTGTGCCTTGATAATTAAACAATGAGCCAGAATTAGAATTGACTCTTGCTCTATCATATGGCGAACGATTGTAATCATCACCACAGGATAAAAACAAAACACCAAGCCCAAAACCAGATGCTCCATTTAAGTCTGACAACCCTTTTAATTCCAGAACATCGCGGTCAAAACGAACTTCGTCAGACTTAGCGTAATCAAACTTAAAAGTCTTCCGCTCTGGATAGAATTTTCTGCGTGTGTATGAATCAATTGCTCTTGATGCTCTGCGGGTAAAATCGAGAATGCGGTCATCGTCCTGCGTGTTTTGTGATGCAAGTGATAAATAGCTTCTCATTTCCCGTAAGGTGGCGTATTCATTCATATTATGTAAACCAGATGCACCATTTCTGACACATCTGGTCAATTATTACTAGGGCGTAAACAAACTTGCGGCTTTCCACACAGTCCCGGTTGATGCGCTATTCGTTGTATTAATGTAGATATTAGCAAAACTGCCGCCACTACGAAAATACACCGCACCAGATACAGCAGCAAACGCAGGTAATGCAGACCCGCTTGTGATTGGACTGTTACCCATGTTCAGTGTAGCGCCTTCACTAACGCGCATCACCGACCCGCCCTGTTCAGTATAGATCAAACTGTTATACATGATTTCTCCATATTTAGGGCAGGGTATTTGTTATGAATACCCTGCCCCCAAGAACTAAAGGACGTTGCTGAGAACCGTTGTGGTTGACGCTTGGTTGATCGGAGTCTGACGCGGTTGCTGTACAGCCATGAACAATACAGGAGTGATGCTACCAGCGTTGTTGTTGTCATAAGACAGCTTGTACCAAGTTGGACTACCGTTCAGAGCAAAGTTACGAACAACCAGCTTGCTTGCTTGCGATTGAATGCTTGCCCCAATAGCAGCAAATGTGCCGTTGCTAGTGCCAGAGCGCATAACGTTAACCGTGAGGTTCGCGCTGTTCGCTGCAACACCTACCGTAACCGGACCCGAAAAACCGGTCAAGTCGAAGGCGTTTGTCGACCCCGCAGCCGCTACAGCTACAGGAGACAAAGCCAGAATATATTTTACTTCACTACCGGAAAGACCTCTACCTAATGGCATTTTATTTTCTCCTTATACCTTATGCGCTAACTTTCAAAGCCCGGAACATCCAAGGCATGATTACCTGTCCACCCAACCGGCGACGGGCAAAAATAGCAACTTTATTCTTACCAACGGTATCCGTGTCTTCCACTCGCTGAACGGTCATACCGACTCTATCAGCGATTAGATAACCACGCATGTCACCAAAGATGAACGGATAAGCATTCGCAGCCACGGTGGGGAGTGCTTGAGACATCATATAGTCGTAACCCAGCACAATCGGAGGTGCGCCACGCTCGATGCCCCGCGCCCACAGATAGTCACCATTGCCGTCTTTCAGTTTACGAATGTCGCGGAAACCAGTTTTGTTACCAGCCCAAACCGCATTTGTCAGGTATTGAGGATCAAGGTCGTAAACCAAGTTAATCAAACCATCGGCAGTCAGAGCGGCGGCGGAACCGGAAATCACGGTTGGGATACCATCAGCAGGGGTGTATTCAGCGCCAGAGCGATTGCCCAGAAGACCGAACGGACGGCCAGCGCCATTACCAACAAGGAATTGTTCATCCTCGTCAATCGCCATCGCTTCTGCAAACAGTTCGCCAACCAGGTCGCTAACGGACACACCTGCGTCTTCCAACAGATTGCGGGAAACGTCAGTACGAGCCATTACGGTGTGAACGGGGACTTTTACAGTACCAAGCGTGAAGTTGGTTTGAGCAACAGCAGCGGAATCAGGAACTTCATCCACCCAAGTTACACGTACGCCGGAGGTATACCGCTCATCCCCACCTTCCAGGCGAGGCCATTCAATCGCGTCACGAACAGTCGTTACGATACGAGCGCGACCACGCATAATGGTCATGCCCATCATTCGCTTCAAAACCTCAGCGCGCCAATCTTCGGGAACCAAAGCGCCACCGAGTTCCAGAGCAGCTTCCTGCTGGACCGTTTTGTTACTTTTGATTTCCTGAACGGTGAACCCGGCTTTAACCTCAGCTTCAACAACTTCTGGAGTATAAATCAGTTCATTCAGCAAGTCAGCATCTTTGGCAGTCAAACGAGAATTGCCGTAACGCAGATATTTGCTAAAAGCAGCTTTTTGTGCCTGACGATTGACATTGTAATCCTTGCCAAAAACATCTTTGGTTACAACGTCAACGGCCTTGCCTGCTTCGCCGAACTGCATAACATACACAGCTTTGGAAACAGACATTTCCTCTTCTGGCTCTGGTGCGTCAGCGTCATCAAACGGCAGACGATTGGTCTTGGTAGCAGTTTCAGCCTTTTCCGGTTCTTTATCCTTCAAGGCATCCATCTTGTCCAAACGATCAATCTGAGCCTGTACATTTTCCGCTTTAGCAATATAACCATCTGCTTCGGCAGATTTTGTATTTGCCGTTGTCATATCATCAGAAGCCATAGCTTTCGAGGATTCTTCAACAGCGAGTTCGGCTGCGGCACGATACCGAGCCTTCTGTTCTAAAAGAGTTTTACGATCCATTATTTTTCTCCTAATTTAGATAATCGCAACTTCATCTCAATAATTCGGTTACGTGCCGCCACTTGTGCTTGAATCTCAGCATCTTTGTTAACCTTCGCGGTTTCTTGTCCTGCTGTTTCATCAAGGCTTGCTTCTTCACTCTCCGAAATAAATGACTTAATAATATTTTCGTCAATGCCTGCCTCAACATACATCGACTTCACTTCACTTACGGGCATATCCAGCATTCGATACTCCGCCGGAATGTGCGTACCACTGATTTCAGCAATGGTCCACCGCTTGATTTCGCCCGTTTTCTTGTCTCGCTCTTTAGAACCTGGATAAGCACCAGAAGATGAGAACAGCTTGCCTTTTTCTACCAGCGGCTTGACGTATTGTTTATAAAGTTCATGTTCGCGGATACGTGCTTCGTACCACAAACCAACGTCATCAGCTTCCATCTTGTCGATTACCCCGACAACGGTAGACTTTATTTTCGAATCTGCTGCATGATGAAATAACCACGGGAGTGCGCCCAAAGCATCAAATGCAGATGTAATATCCTTAGTTTCAGCCGTAAAGAATTCATCATGAAGGTCTTTCTTATCCTTGTCTCCCCAAATGATTCCATATGCACCGATACGATCTTCGCTAATGGATTTAATTGAAAACAGGTTGTCGAAGTTCTTCTCAACCCATTCGGACTTCATGCGAACTTCGACCCATTTGTTATTGGGAGCAAACTTAATTTTGCCATCTGAACGAGAGTACGAAACTTTCCAGTGTTTTTTATTGTTACGAACAATTACGTATGATGGATAGACAGAACTCACATAGCCAGTTCCATAAGTGTATTCATAATTGTCGCCACGCCACGCTTCGGCTACCTCTTCAATCATCTGTTCATAACTTTTTTCGCCATCTGATTCAAGAATGGTTTCTTCCATCTCTTCGTAATCATCGTCCATTTTAATCATATTAGACATATCAATTGATTTCCTCCCCCAATTGCGTAACGAAATCTGTTTCTTCGAATAAGGACAATCTTCGGATACATTATCGCTATCCTCAACACCGCTCATCCGACCAATGAACGAGATAACACGATTTGCTTGTTTAATATCGTTTGCATCCCATTCATCTTTTTTCTTTTTTAACAAATTCAATACGCGCTTAATTGGGGCACGAGTTAATGAGGCTTCGCGGGAACAAGGCGATTCTGCCCATTTTTCTAATTCTGACGCAGACATGTTTACCAAAGACGAAAACTTTTTATATACCTCGTCAACACCATCTGCGGCTTTTGTCGACTTCTCTTCTTCTAAAATTTCGGAAAAGATATACTCATCCAATTCAACGCCAAGCGATTTTGATTCTTCTGCTGCATACAATGCACGAGATTGCTCTTTCGCCTTTGATTCATTATCGTGACAAGCAATCTGTTTCCCCGCCGACCCATCTGCGTTTTCTTTGTAAACACACCATTGATCGTCTGTTTTCTGAACTTTGTACGGCATAATTCTCCGAAAAACAAAAAAGCGCATATCCGAATTAACAGATATGCGCTCAAGGTCGCTAAATAAAAATACCGCAATCCACACTAGGACTACGGTACTATTCTAATGCATTCGTATTCTTATGTCAATAGCTCAGAACAGAACTGGTAATACAAACATGCCGTA